AAAGAAGTTCACGGTGAAGATGCTCGTGTCATAAACACTGGATTAGATGGTGATGTTGTTTATTCTATAAAAGATAGAAAACAACTAGATGAAGTTTTTGAATATTATGTAACCGAAGATGAGTATCAAAATTTTATACGCACAAAATTAATAGACGAAATGCTCTAATTTCGATTAATATATAAGAATGTGAGAAAGTTATGTTTTATATTCTTAGTTTTTCTTTTGGTTTGTAATCCATTTTCGAGAAATTTCACTAATACCGCCATAACTGGCACTATTATAACAACGCCAACTCGAGACACTATAACTCTATCTTCAAAACAATCTGATACGGTTGTTAGGATAATAGAAATTTCTCCAAATAATACAAACTCTCTAGGTGGTAGTGATTTAAATATATCTTGGCAAAACAAATCCAGTCGATCGATAACTTCCATTACTTTCTACACCTACGCTTATGATGAAAAAGGTGACATCATAACATCAGATTACGACGATAAAAGAGAAGCCGTTCTAACTACAAAAGGATATATAAAATCAGATAGTGTTATATTATGGGGAAGCAGTTGGGGAAGTGTGTGGTATAGTTTTGATCTAAAAGATGTTAAAATTCATAAAATAGTAGTAACTTTTTCAGACGGCAAGACTATAATAATATTATAACAAATATATTATTTAAAAATGACATTTTTGACATTTTTATTTTAATATATAACTAGAAAATAAAAAAGATATATGTTAGTAACAAATAATCAAAATGGAATGGGTAAAATTTTAGCCCCTGGTACACCTATGGTAAAAGATTCTGTTCTTACAGAAAGCGAATTGAGCGATTTACGTGAGAAGTTTAAAATTTCTTATGCTCGTGCAAAAGGTTGGGATCCAAACAATCTATCATCAGATCAACTCAATGAAATATTGTCTGATAAACGTTGGCAAGCGCCAGGTCTTTTATTATCATAATTTTAAAACTAGCTATATTTTTTATTATATAATGATAAAAAGATAGAGATTTATGGCTTTATATGATATTGAAGATGATGATTATTTTGAGTTTGAGCCGAAAGAATTAGACGTTGATTTGACTTTTAATTTCACATGCAAATTCAAGATCGTTGATATGAGTGGTTATAGACTACATATCCACAAGATCTATAAGCGAAGTCTATCAAAAAAGAATCTTGAAATTCTCGAAAAATTAATAGATGAAAAATTTCCAGTTCTTATTAATGATGTTTCAGGATTAGAAATAGAAAATCTTTCTGTTAATAAACTGTATGATGGTGAATTTGAATTAAATTATTATACAGATGGATCCTTCGATTTGTATTTAGGATCAGTTATTAACAACAAAGAAAAGTAATATCCCTGTTGATAAATAAAATTTAAATTTTTTCAGCGAAATTTTTTTGTTTCGATAGAAAGGCGTATTTTTGTGTCATAGAAAAAATGTCTCTTGGCCCAATAGTCTAGCGGAACTAGGACTCTGGATCATCCAGCGACGGGAGTTCGAATCTCTCTTGGGCTACAAAATAAACGGCCTGTTCGTCTAGCGAAGAGGACACCGGAGTCCTCCGGTAACAGAGGTTCGAATCCTCTGCGGGCTACAAAGATTTCACGATACGTGGGTGATTTCATACTTATAATAATGTGAAAGTGGGTTCAATTCCCACGAAATCTTTAAAAAAGTGGCTAAGGTCACTCGGCCCTATCGTCTAGGGGAAATCTCGAAAGAGATAGGACACTGACAACCGTTGGCGACGTCGGTTCGAATCCGGCTAGGGCTACCAACTATTTATCAACACCCTTCAAAAAGAAAAAAGAGGACTTTAGTCCTCTTTTTTTGTGCCAAAAAATTTTTTAAATTTTATGTAATTTTTTGTGTTTATAAAATCTTCCAATTTTTTTATCGCTTTGTTTTTTAATCTATTCTTATCATTTTCTATGCTTTCTTCTTGTGGAAGATTTTTATTGGAAAGATATTCTTTTATAACATCAAGGTCTCTCGCCCTTCCTGTTATATCTTGAAGTTTGCTTACATTTTTATAAAAAATCTCATACCATTCATCATCTTTGAAGAAAGAGCTAAAAACTTCCAAAGTATATCTTAGTCTTCGTAAATTTATTCTAACTTTATGCAAATTTTCTTCCGTAGTATCTTCTTTCAAATAAGATATTATGCTTTCGTCCATCATATTAAATCTATTGGAAATAGATTCAAATATGAATTTTTCATCCGGTATGTTCCATTTATTTAAACTCATCTTCCAAAAACTCCTTTATATTGTAATTTCCAAGAGTTAGATAGTTTGTAGATGGAATGTTGCCGTCGTGTGGAATAACTGTGCAATTACTATTCAAAAAAGTTATAAGTCCTTGACTTCCACAATTATGCGCCATGGCCAACATTCCACTAAGAGTTAAGTGATATCCTCTTATGATCTTATTATTATATTTATTTAAATAGTTTTTTAAAACCTTATGATTATATTTTATGTACAATACCGTGGCTGCACGTTGAACTTCATATGAATTTAAAAAGGCTGTTTTTGAAACTCCGCCAAATCCAACTGAAGCTCTAGCTCCTGTTCCCATTTGCCAAGCCCCCCAAAAAGAACCATTTTCCGCTTTTAAATTTTGATGAGATTCCAATTCCGCTAAGGCCTGTAACCATTTGTCTGCTGTTTTTGTAGTATCCTCCGAGTAGAAAACAACAAAAGCTACTTTCTTCATTATTTTATCTTTGGTTGTTCCAGCTATTCGGGCTGTTCGCTCGATGTAACTGTCAATAGGAATTGAATCTGGACAATATAATGTGTCTATTGGTGTGTCTATTACAACTTTTTTAACTTCAAAGAAAGGATTGTGTCTCAAAACCCATCTTCCACCATAAAAAAGTCCTGTTGATAATAAAAGTATTAATAATAATACTTTTGTAATGTACAGTTTCTTATGCTCTAAAAAGTATACGAATTTCTTTTTGATTAAATACCAACTCATTTGTCTGACTTGGTTCAGATAATACAAATAAGCGTCCCACGTTTGCGACAACTCCTCATCTTTATGATAGTTGTTTTTATCTTTAAGTAAATAATGTAATATTTTTAAATGCTTCATCGTTTATCCTTGTCTTTGTTTAAATTTAGGATTCTTCTTACAGATTATATACAATCTATTTTTTCTACGAACAAATTTGCAATCTGGTGAACGTTTCTTTATATAGACCCGTCAAATTCATCTACGACATCTTTAGTGTCGTAGATGAATTTGACACCAAAATTGGTAAAAAATCATATTTTTAAATTAATATATACATTTAACTAGAAATAGTTTAAAGTTCTTTGACATGATATATGGTTCTAAATCAAAAACTTGGTTTAGGTAAAATCATAAAAGTAGTCAGCGAAAACCAAGCACTTAATGACTTTAAATTTTAACATCGGTAATACGATGCCGTACGCCTCCCCTTGAAAGACAGGATGTGCCAATGCGAAAACAATAAACAACATTATCGGTTTTTAAGACCGATCGGCTGGAACGGTCGATTACGAGCGTGGAGCAAAAATAAGACCACCTAGTGGCACAAGCTATGAAGCGTTTAAAAAGAAGGAACATTATGTTCCCGAAACTACGACATCTTCAGTGTCGTAGTAGTTCATGGATACTCTTACTTTCATAATATTATATATTTATAAAAAAGCACAAAGTTTTACTCTACAAAAGTAATAAAAATTTCGGTGGCTTCAAAATTAATATATAAACAAAAAACACCAACTTATGCCAGGCGAAACAATAGGAAGTATAGGACATCAATTTAATTACGATAATGTTTATCTGAGAATGGTCACCGTTGCTCTTGGAAAAACTTTAAATAAAGCAATACGTTGGATAAATTATTTTAAAGATGAGAAGAAATGTATAACTCTTCCTTTTAATTATAGAATGTTTGGACAAGAACGTTTTCTACTGGATTCTTATTTGGATGATATTGTTGATAAAAGAGTTGAATTAAACACTGATATTATACCAAGAGGCATCATAACACTTTCTTCTTTCAATAGTGTTGTAGATGAATTCGCTAATCCAAATGTTTATATACCAAAAGATTGTAAAATTCACAACGAATGGAAAAGAATAATAACGAAAGTTAAAGCTATTCCAATGCAAATGAATTTTGAAATTGAAATATTATTAGATAATGAAAGAGATATATGGGTATGCTCTGAAAAAATAATGATGTTATTCTTCAACTATTTCTTCTTCAATATGGATTATTTTGGAATGAAGATAGATTTAGTTTTAGTACTTCCAGATGACAAAACTGTAGAATTTCCAACAGAAGGAGATTTGACGAGTGATAAGAAAAAGACTATTAAATTTCCATTAACTGTAAGAGGATATTATCCCGTGTGGACGGTTGATACGGACAACGTTGAGTGTTATAATGAAGAATTTGAAAATATAAAACGCGTTTATTGGCAAGCTTATGTACATGATATGCAAGCATTTGCTGAGCGCACAATACCAGAAAATGTTAATGATCCCGATTATCAACAAAGCGATCCTCGAGTTAATCAAAATATAGAAGATTTTTCAACAAGTGGAAGAAGTTTTGAAACAGATAATCCAAATTATACTAAGAATACATAAAAATAAAAATATGTTATGGTAAAAGTAGTAAAAGATGATGGAAAACCTCTATTTAGCAGTCCTTCAAAAAGATTAAAATTTAGTATTTGGGTGATTGTTGCTAATTTTATTCTCGGAATAGTAGGAATGGTTCTCGGGGCCGACCTCACAGCACTTGGAGTATTTTTAAGTCTATCAAATGCCCCTCTTTATGTGTATGTTTTGGGTGAGAGCTTTCGACCAACACCAGTTCCAGATAAATATTATGAGCAGCCGCATGGTGGAGCTGGTGGATTAGGTGAAATTTTTAATAATGGAGTTTACGGCTCATCTTGGGGAAATGTTAGTTGGGGAAGCTCAACAATAGATGACGATAATAAAGGAAAAGATGAATATAATATTCCGATTGATAAATTATCAACTACAACAAAACCTAAATCTGTAAAACCTGTAAAAAAAGACGAATCTGAAATCGGGTAAAAAAGAATTTTTTGTACCACTACTCCAAAAAGTAAGGTTTAAATTAAAAAGACTTTTGTTTTTTACTCCAAAGATAAAATTCCTACTTTAATATCTTTATCTTCTTCTGTAATTTCGAGTTTAGGATCTTCTACAACTTTATTATTAATTCTTATGGCTCTCATCCATATTAAATTTGAAAAGTCTTTGTAATCAACCACTAAACCTCTTTCTTTTAATTTATCGTATAATCTCATAAATTAGTTTTATTACTATAATTTAAAATTGTTTTTTAATTTATTTTAAATATTTGTCTAATTCTCCGTTATAATCTTTAAAAACCTTTTCGAAGTTTTTAACAACAACTTGTAAAGAAACATACATGGATGTTAATAATTCAGATGCTCTTTCATAATTATCATAATTATACACACTCATCGATTGTGATGATATGAGTAAAACACCATTTATAAAAACTTCGCGAAATATGGTGTTTCTATATCTAAAACCTTTAACGGGATCTTCTATTAATTTATTATATAGAGCATCACCCAATTGAGATTTCATCTTACTAAATATTTCATAACTAATTTTTTCTATTTCTTGAACCAAAATATCATTCAATTGTTGAGTGGACAACTCGTCTAATTTATAATTCTTTATTATACACGTTGCATATTTTTCAATTGTTTCTACGTATATTTTAATAACACTTCTTAAAACTTCATTTTTTCTTGGATAACCAAAATCCATCGATGGCATTCTAGTTTTTATATCATTGATAGATAGGAAAAAATTATGTATCAATAATTTAGATTTGGCTTTTTCTCTATCTTCATCAGAATAATGAACATTTTTTGGTTCAATTGCCTTTCTTTTCCTTCTTCGCCAGAAAAAAATAAAATGATGTAATTTTTCTCCGTATGTTTCATTATCATCATCGCGGTGATGCATGAAAAATATAGATTTTAACTCTTTTATTATATAAAGAAACACAATAGTAAATCCAATTATGGTTAAAAGAACAGGATAGTCCTTTGATAGCCAATCAACAAATGCCTTAAAAAAATCGCCCATAGTTTTTGTAGTTTTTTTTCTTTTTTTATATATAAAATTTGAAAATCATGAATTGAAAACATTTTAATAAACTACTTTTATTTTTGTTTATATATTCAAGTAAAAACGTCATTTTATGTTCTATTATTACGGAAGAAAAAAACGCATCATAAAATATTATCCCGACCCGATGTATGATACTATAATTGAGCCTTTTGCAGGAGCGGCGTCTTATGCAATGGAATATTTTGATAGAAAAGTTATACTTTATGAAATAAACAATAAAATATATTCAGTTTGGAAATATTTACAACAATCTTCCCCTAAAGATATTCTTGGTTTACCTATACTAAAAAAGGGACAATGCCTTAATAATGAAGAATTCAATAATCTTACAGATCCAGAAAAATGGACAATAGGATTATTTTTAAATCCAGGTTCTTCCGTTCCTAAAAAATCACCCGGTAATTTCTGTGATTGGGATGAAAAACATAGAAAAAGTTTATCAGAAGAACTCTATAAAATTAAACATTGGATAATAAAAAATGAAAGTTATGAAAATGCATCTGATATAGAAGCAACTTGGTTCATTGACGCTCCATATTCACCAAACTCTGACAATTTTGGTGGTAAATATTACACAAACAATAAGATAGATTATAATAAATTATCAGAATGGTGTAGGAAAAGGAAAGGTCAAGTTATAGTATGTGAAAATATTAATTCTAATTGGCTTCCTTTTCTACCATTAGTAGATCTAAAAGGACAAAAACATATTAGAAAAGAAGGATTGTGGATAAATACTAATATCATATGAACTACCACTAAACTAAAGATTTAGTGGTTTCATGTTTCATAGACTTCTCCAATGAGAACGCCTCACCGCGTTTTTGTTTTAAGTCCGACCACGTTCCTGCATCCCAGACTCAGTATAATATTTTTTAAATATTTACTTAATACTTTATTGATTTTACCTGTAGAAAGATTAATCTACAGAACCAACTGAACCAATATTTCAATGAACAATTAAACTTATTCTAATTAAATTTATATATTAAATTAAAAAGAACAATTTTTTTCCAAATTCATTCACTAAACTAAAGATTTACTGGTTTTCTTTGGAAATCGTTTTATAAAACAAAAAAATTATGAATGAAACCAAAACTTTCGATAGAAAATGAAAATGATGTAATTAATTTAAAAAAATTAGGATTTAAAAATTCTTTTATTAGAGATAAATATGGTATCAGTCAAACTTGTATCCAGCAAATCATCAAAAGAAACGGTAGAGAACATTTGATAGCCAATAAAAGATATTATATTGATGATCACTATTTTGAAAACATAGATAATCAAGAAAAATCTTATTGGTTGGGTTTTCTTTATGCTGATGGATATGTAAGATTAAAAAACAATAGAAGTGGTCATCTTAAAATTAGATTAAAAAACACTGAAATCGAACATTTAAAATTATTTAATAAATGTCTAAATTCAAATTATCCTATTAAAAATGATATTTTATCTAAGGTGATAGTTAATGGAAAAGAATACGTTTCTCTGTGTTGTGAATTACATATATATAACACTAAAATTGTTAAAGATTTATTTAAATGGGGGTGTGTTAATAGAAAATCTATGATAATAACGTTTCCAAAATTTTTAAATGATGAATTATTAAGACATTTTATTAGAGGATATTTTGATGGAGATGGTTGTATATCTTTTGGAAGTAAAAAATATCCCAGAATTGCATTTGTTAGTGGTTCATTAAACTTTATTAAAGATCTAGATATATATCTAAGAAAAATAATATTAAATACAACAAAAGAAATTAATTTTGAAGAAAAAAATTATTATACTTTAAATTATACTACTCTATCGTTTTTTATTAAATTTTATAATTTTATTTACGATAAGTCTAATATCTATCTGAACAGGAAAAAAGAAAAATTTGATAATTTTATCAAAAATAAAAATCATTCTATAATAGAAATGTTTGATAATAATGGAAAATTAATAAGATGTTGGAATCATATTAATGATTGTTCTAAAGATTTACAGATAGGAACAAAATATATAATGAAAATGATAAATGGAGAAATAGAAAACAATCTAAATTTAAAATTATCAAGTTTGAGAAATTTTACAGATATTGATTTGAAAGAAAATATTAAATTAGTTAAATATAAAAATTTTTCAAAAACATAATAGAAAAGAAGTTATTTGGTATAATGAAAAGATATAAAAAATTCGGATATTCATTTATTCAAGAATCGTCTAGATCACATAATTTGAAGACCGAAACTGCTGTTTTAAGAATTGATTACTGTCCTAAATGTTTTAATGAGTTGTCATTTGAAGTGGATTCTAAAAATAAGATTATAGTACCACATTGTAACTACTGTGATTGGAGAGGGAATTGGGATAATTGTTTAGATGATGGTGAAGCTAAAAATTTTAAAAGAATTAAAATTATAGATAATATTTTAAATGAATAATGATATTCATCATAGAACAAAAAGAATACCCATATTGGTTGATGTTGTTTCATCACCAGGTAAATATTATTATTGTCCGATGTGTTTTAACATAATATCTTATGAAATAGATTCTAAAAAAAATTTTATACCAAAATGTAATTTTTGTGATTGGAATGGTGGATGGGATGATTGTTTAGATGATGGTGAAGCTAAAAATTTTAAAAGAATTAAAATCATGGATGACATTTTAAATGAAAAAAATACAAAGAATGAAAAAATTAGAAAAAAGAAATAATATTTTTTTGAAGATAATAAATTTAACAATAAAATCTACGAAGCTTACTGGAACGATTATGGGCGTGGAGATGATGATGAAGATCTCCACGCCCATAATCGTTCCAGTAAGCTTCGTAGATTTTATTGTTAAATTTATTATCTTCAAAAAAATATTTTTCAAATTTTTCGAAATTCTTAATTGGCATTTGATTTTATTATTTTTAATTATATATTAAAAACTTAATATCAATTTCATTCTATATTTTATTAAAAATAAAAATAATAATGTTAAGATTGATTGATGTTTCTAATTCACCCGAAAGTAGTCACGGTAAGGATTTTGGTCCAAAAGAAAATGATGTTATAAGATTACTCAAAGAATATTCTAGAGAATTTAATAGTAAATTTGTTAATAGTATGGGAGACATAATTATTACAAATGATATATTTCCATCTTATGTTAAAGACATAGATATGCCTAAAATTAAAAGAATGGATGGAATATATTGGCATAATGATTATAAATATAAAAATGATTCATTAAACGAATCAGCTCAAATAGCTGATCATGTTATATTCATATCAGAATATAGTAAAAGAGCACTCAAGACTCTTTATCCTGACATTAAAATAAAATCATCATCTGTGATTTTAAACTCAGCTGATAATAGAATATTTAGACCAACTAAACAGAGAAATAGAGTTATTCATAATGTTATTGCTTGTTGTACTAATTGGAATAGGAAAGAAAAGAGATTTGATGATTTGATGCAGTTAGCAAAACTTATTCCAGAAACAATGTATCTTATAGGTGAATGTGATTTTGAAGTTCCACCAAATGTTGTTAAATTAGGATATATTGATAATTATGATGAAATAAATGAACATTTGAATAAATGTGACATGTTTATTAATCTCTCTTATAGAGACGCGGCACCAAAAGTAGTTTGTCAAGCATCAGCTGTTGGATTACCTATATTATATGCTGATTCAGGTGGTGTATCTGAAATAGTAGATCGTGGTGTTCCTATTACAGATGAGAAAGGAATATTTTTTGATGATGAAGTTCCAAGTCTTGATCCTGCTGATATGCTAAGATCATATAATCTGTTAAAACAAAACTATAACAATTATTTGGGAAGAGTTCGAGTTAATCATTTGGCTATGATTAATAATTATTATAAAAAATTCGAAGAATATAAGAAATGAACAGAAAAAATTTAAAATTATGGAAATAGAAAGAAAATTTTGGGTCAAGAATTATAATCTAAAGTTAAATGATTGGAATATGAGGAAACAAATAATACAATCATATATCAATAAATTAGATGATTTTTATGAAATAAGAATCAGGGAATATATTGATCTCGATTACAATGAGTTCCCTCACAATGAAAATAAATACTACTTAGATTTTAAAAGTCCAGGTGATTTATCCAGAGAAGAATTTGGTATAAGATTAACCAAAGAACAATATGATGCATTAAAGCCTAATGCTAAATATAGTCTTATAAAAACAAGACGTTATCTAACTTTTGAAAGAACTGGAATAGGTGACGGATATGGATTATTCTTAGATGAATATCAAGGCGATTTAAAAGGTTTTATAACACTTGAAGTTGAAGGAACCGAAAAGGATGTGATGAAATTTGAATTATTCCCAGGATGGGATGCCGTAGAAGTAACTTATGATCCAAGATTTAAGAATAGGAATTTAGTATATCATAAATGGAAAGATGATATAGAAAATTGGGGATTAAAAAAAAATGTCAGAGAAAAGACAAAATATCCATGTTGTAAACAAAAATAATTGTAAATATGTACCATATTCAAAAGAACAAATAGAAACTTATTTCAGAAACGATGAATGAACTTTTCAAAAGCCCTGTAAGGATTATCATCCCATTCTTCTTCACCGTATGGGTCTTCAATTGAAAAAACTCTTGATGAATCTTGTTCTTTTTTAAAATTCTTATATTTTTCTATAAACCAGTCTGATAATTCGTTAAACACTTCAATTTTAATATTTAATATTTTTTCTATTAGATTATCTAAAATGTCCCTGTATGATTTAAGGTCTTCTAAGTCAGTATCACTTAATTTATTTCCTCCCTGCTGTAGAGCCATTTTATTCAACATTAAAAATTCATGTAACGTCTCTAAAAATTTTTCATTATAGAGCAATTTGGAATACATCTTATGATATTCTTTTAATTTTTCAGGAATATGTTGTTCGTCTATATATTGTATTAATTTAGATAATTGACAATTGAAAATTAATTCATTTTCAATTGCCTTTAAAGAATCGAATTCTCTTACAACATCATGATAATTTATACTAATAGGAAGTGCTCCTTTAAAATAATAGTCATCATCTTTAGATGATTCATTTGCGAATTGTTCAAAAGCCTTTTTTAATCTCTCTTCATCACTCATATCGTCCCATTCTTCTTCACCGTATGGATCTTCTTCCACTATTTTTATGGAATCTTGTTTTAAATCTCTATATTTTTTCAATCCACCAAAAAATTTATTTGTAATTTCAGTTAATTCTTCTTTTGATAAATTTAAAATTTTGGACATTTGTTTCTCAATCATATTAGATAATGATTTCACTTCAGGATCTTCATTTATTTTATATGGTGATAATCCATCATCAAGTTTTTTCTTTATCATATCTAGTAATTTATGATAGTTAAGTCTCCATTCTTCATTCCAAAGTAGAATATATAATGTTTTAGTATATTCTTTCATAGATTTAGGTAATGGAGATTCATCTAAAAATTCCAACACATCATTAAGATTTACATCTTGAAAATTACCAATTTGTTCCTCAAAATTTTTTAACTCAGTTTTTGTTTTTAAAATACCCTGCAATATTTCTTCTGTGCTAGTATCAGGTGGTAATTCAACATTAAAAACTTCTTCTTTTACGAGATTCATTATTTTAAATTTCTTATAGTTTAAAATTTTCATAAACCAATTGTTTATTTTTCTTTATATATTAAAAAATAATAATAGTTAATGTAATGTTGGAAGTAAATAAAATTTATTGCGGAGATACTATTGAATACATGAAACAAATAGATGATAAGAGTGTTCAATTAGTAATCACTTCACCGCCTTATCGAAGAGGACAAAGAATAGATGGTCTAAATAACATATATGAAAAAGCTGAAACAAACTATAAAGATAATCTTTCAGACAATCAGTATATTCAATGGATGACTGATGTTTTCAAAGAATATGAAAGGACATTGAAAGATAAAGGTGTGGTGGCTTTTAATTTAAGTTATACTAAATATTCACCATCTCTTCCTTATTTTCTTATAAATAATATATTTAAGGAAACTAGTTTTCTTATAGCTGACACAGTTGCTTGGGAAAAGAGTTGTGCTATTCCAATTTCAGGACACCCCAATAGGTTGACAAGAAAAGTTGAATTTGTCTATATCTTCGTCAAAAAAGATCATTTGAATGATTTTGAAGCAAATAAAGAAGTTAAAACAGTAAGTAAAACTGGACAAAGGTTTTTCAAAATATATTATAATATAATTAAGGCTAAGAATAATGACGGTAAAGTAGAAGGTCATGGTGCCACTTTTTCATCAGACTTTGCTAAGTTCTTCATTGATTTATATTCTTTTCCAAGATCATTGGTTTTAGATAATTTTGTAGGAACAGGAACAGTAGCTGTGAGTTGTCTTGATTTAAATAGAGATTTTATTGGAATTGATTTATCAAAGAATTATTGCGATTATTCAAACGATAGAATACAGAAGTGGGTTCAAAAAAATTATCCTACTTACTAATGAAAAATATTAAATCAAAAAAGATTAAAACAGCAGCTGATATTCTTACTAAAGAGGAATTTGCAGCAAAGTTCAGAAAGTTCGCCGATGAAATTGAAAAAGGCGATATTAAGATATTAGATATTAAACACAAACATAATAGAAAATGTATGGGTTATGATATGACAGTTATACTTCAAATAACAAAGGAGTTGGAAGAGTTGAAAAAGTACACTACTACTTATCCAGCTTTGAAATAAAAAAATATAAAAAATAAAAAAATCATATTATGGAAGCAAAAGAAAGATTAGAGAAAAGTTTAGAGGATGTACTTATTCAAAATCCAGAATTAAGTAAAAAATATGATCAAATTAATCAAAAACTCAAAAAAGAGGGCATAACAGATGAAGAAATAGAAAAACTGGAGAATGAAAAGAAAGAAATTTATGCTAATTTGACCGATTCACTATTCGCTCATTTAACTAACAGAATGGAAGATTATGGAAAGAAAATTTAATGTAATAACTCTTTGTGGAAGTACAAAATTTAAAGATCAATTTTTATCAGAGCAAAAAAGACTGACTTTAGATGGAAACATAGTTATTTCTGTTGGTTCTTTCGGTCACGCTGACGGAGACGAAGAAGAAGTCTGGAAAGACGGTGTCAAAGAAATGCTCGATGAAATGCACAAGCGAAAAATTGATATGGCTGATGAAATATTTGTCATCAACGTTGGAGGATATATAGGCAGTTCAACCAAGAAAGAAATAGACTACGCTCTAGAAAAAGGTAAGAAAGTAAAATATCTGGAGTAAATCATATAATTTCTTTCAATAATTTCTCTTTTCGAATTGGAACAACACCAACTTCTTCACAAACCAAACCACCAGCTATATTAGAAATTGTTGCTGTTTCAGCTACATCTACTCCATTTATGGTTAATAGAGATGCAACTGATATGACTGTATCACCCGCCCCCGAGACGTCTGCTACATTTCTCTTTTCACCTTGAATATGCACGTGCTCTATCTTTTCATCATTTCTGTAAGATAAATATATTCCTTTACTTCCAAGAGTAGTGTAAAAAGTTTTAATATTCTGTTTCTTCATAAATTTTTCAATATGATAAGACATATCTGTATAATTGTCTATGTCTATATCTACATTTATGCCTCTTTTCAGCTCATTGAAGTTTGGTTTAAATATATTAATGTTTTTGTATGAGTAGAAATTTTTAACTTTTGGATCAACAAACACAGGTATATTTTTCTTTCTATTTATTTTGTTTATAAATTCTAATAATTCTGGAACAACAACACCTTTATTATAGTCTTGTATAATTATTCCATTTATATCAACATTTGAAAGAGCGTCAGAAAGAAGTTTCTTCATTGCTTCTAATTCTTTTTCATTGAGATTATCTTTTGTTTCTTTATCCACTCTAATTAGTTGAACATTGTTGCCTATTACTCTTGTTTTGTTGGTTGTTGTTCTATATTTGGATTTTGTAATATACTCTGGAGATATTCCTTGTTTTAACATCAACGTATATAATTCCGCTCCACCATCATCTGCTCCTATTAATGAGCATATGATTGGATCAGCTCCCAATTCTTTTATATTCAAAGCCACATTGGTAGCTCCTCCCAATTTGTTCATTTCTTCTTTTATATCTACGACAGGAACAGGCGCTTCGGGTGATATGCGGTCGACATGACCCATCAAATATGTGTCTAACATAATATCACCTATTATAAGAATTTTGTTGTTTTTGAAATTATCGAATATTTTTTGTATATTCATTTTTACGTTATACTTTTTTTATTATATTTGCATGTTGATAGATAGTTTTTGATTTTGAAAATTAATATATAAAGACTGTATAGAAAAAAAATGATGATAGTGTTTGATGACTAAAAAGTATGAAGATTTTCTTTTTGATGTAGATGGTTCAAAACCACAACACGGAAATAAGATACAGAGATTCTCTGAATATAGAAAAGGATCGTCTGAATATGGATCTTTATTCCAAGATTTGATGATGATTTTGAGATTGAAGAAAGAAGAAAACAGAGAAGCTGATGAAATAATATTGTCAAAAGAAGATCTTAAAAATATTGACTTACATAAACTTGTAAAACTTTTAACTAATATAAATAAGATGCGAAAACTCGGTATGAGTTTTGATGCTGAAATTATGGGCGATGGAAAAATTAGATTCTATAATCTGAATAATAAACAATCTCGCCCTTGGGAAAATATTGAAACGATGTGAAAAACGATGTAATACTTTTAGATAAATTAATTCAAGATACTCAAAACGATAAAATCGAATGGGTTAAAGCAGAAACCAAAAAAACCACTTGGAGAAATGGGACTGAAGGAACTGGCTGGTATCGAAACACTCAAGAAGTTTGGAAAGGTCTGAAGAAATTAACCAATAATAAACATATGGATTTTGTTTTGAGTTTTGATACAGCTGATTTTTATTATGCTGAAATAAGAGTTTTTTTCATAAATGATGCTTTAAAAGTAAGAGAATTAATCTATTCTGTTGATCCTGGTATATTCGGATTTAAATCTAAAAAATTGATAAAGGAGTTGATAAGTATTTTAAGAGAAAAAAATAAAGATAAAGTAGCTAATAGAGTTAAAAATATATTAGGTCCTCCAAAACCAAAAGAATTAGAAGACAATAAAGCAGGATGGAGAAATTTTGGATCGGAATAAAAAAAAACAACAACATGGAAAATTTAAAAAAATTCGAGAAATTTATAAACGAAGGTATTCTTACGGACTTCTTAAAAAAGAATAATTGGGAAACTGTATTCAGTAGTGACGTTAAAAGTAGGAGCGGAGATGGAAAACTTATGTTACAAGTAGAAAGGAGTAAAAATAAATACAGATGTGTCGCGTATAGTGGTGGTTTAACAATGAAGATTTCTTTGGATAGATTATTAAAAACGTTTCCCGAAGCAGCCGCAATAGCCAGAAGAGAAAATATAAATTTCTAAAAAATTTTTTTATATCAACATAAGAGCGTATCTTTGTATTCTAAAACAGAAAAATTATGACAGTAGAAAAAGATAAGCTTCAGAAACTCGTTGATTATTTCTTCGATGCGTGTTCTCTTTGTGATGAAATGAACATCTACGAATTCCCCGAAGGCGACGAACACATGCAAGAAATGAAAGCATGGGTAAATGAAAATTTTGGTAGAAAAATAAAAGAAAATTAATAAAAATGGTAAAATTTTTAATATTGGCTTTGGTAATCTATTTAGTATATAGATGCTTCAAAAATGGAAAAAATTGACTTTTTTTCCAAAATATATAAAACAAGAATAAAAAACCCAACTATAAACAAAGTTAAAAAAATATAAGTTATGACACTAACCAGTAAACACAGTAAACATTCGTCCTTTAGCTCAAAGTGGTTTGCCACAATCGGGGTTAATAAGATATTGCTATGTTTGAAAAGATAAGATCATAACATAGAATTTCAGAAAACCCCGAACCAAAAGTTTGGGGTTTTTTATTGTTCTTAACATATTGAAATTTGATCAGGTGGCGGAAACAACAGACGCACCAGGCATGTGGTGACACCAGACAAGACTGGCGTGGATGAAGAAATGACATGATGATCTCCACGTACGGGTGTAAACCCCGTCCTGATCACCATACGGCAGCTGGCATTGGCGGGCCAAACAGTCTCCAAAACTGCGACCTGAAGGGGTCCTAAGCGTTCGATTCGTTTCTGCCGTGCTTTGAGTTCTTTGAAATATTGTAATGTTCAATTCTTCTAAAAATGATTTACCATAAAAAGTATAATGTGTGGATAAGTAGCTGGGATCCGATACGCAACGGACACGCCTTCCAGACTCGGAGAGGTTCCGACTCATTTATTCACATTAAATATCGGGGAAGACATCCCTTTAGGATAGGGAGATAATCTGGTGAAAGAAGATTATATTCAGCAAAAACAACCAACATTGGTTCGAATCCAATCTTCCCCGCAGGGTCGCGTAACACGGCGACGACGTGTGAAATAAGAAGTGTTCAATGGGGTGCGAATCCCCTTAATATGGTGCTATTAGCTCAATCGGTAGAGCGCAAGTCTGTGGAACTTGAGGCAGTGGGATCGAAACCCACATAGCACCCCAAACTCCCTCGTAGCTGAGTGGTTTAGCTCCGCCCTTTTAAGGCGGTGACGGCGGTCCGATTCCGCCCGGGGGAACAAAAGGCTCTTTAACACAAGCGGTACGTGTACGGGACTGAAAATCCCGAAATCCAGACTCGACATCTGGGGGAGCCACGAAAACGGGAGATCTGGGTTCGATTCCCAGCGATCGGAAAAAGTTTCTTGTTCTGTGGTTCAGATTAACAAAAGGTTCGATTCCTTTACAGGTTATGGATTGTGGCGTAATGGTAGCGCGCTCGTCTTATGGAAGGAGAAGGTAGAGAAGGTTGCTCTCGCTTGTTTCGAAAACAAGAACCCATTAAGTTGGGCCCGCTTCGATTGCGGATCCTTCCGCAAAAAAGTTCTTTGAAATGATGAAATAATGGTGGGTAAAATTATCCAGTTGATAATCGCAGTCTGCTAAACTGTCGGTCCCTTTAAAAGGATATGTGGCGGCAACATTGCCCACCGCTTTAAAATGGGAAGTAAATAAGATAAGAAATGGGACTGTTTAATTTTTATATATAAGAATAAAAAAATTATGTATAAATGTAAACTTTGTCAATTTGAAACTGACTCTCCGAGCAAAATAGCTAACCATTATCAATACACACATAAAGAAAATAAAGAATTAATTTGTAATAAATGTGGTAAGAAATTCAAAAACGAAAAAGGTTTGAAATGTCATACAAAAAAAGTTTGTGAAAAAATAAAAAATAAAAACAATATAAATCATATTTGTCCTGTGTGTGGATTTTATATTAGTAATAAAATACAAAAACATATAAATATATGCGACGGAAAAGGACCGGGAGTTATAAAAAGATTGAGATGCACTGGAAGAGGGTTGGGATGGAATAAAGGGTTAACGAAAGAGAATAACGAAAGTTTAAAAAAAATAAGTGAGACGTTAAAAATAAGAAATAGTAATCCAGACAATATTTATAGACACACTGAAGATACCAAAAAATTGTTGAGTAAAATTGTAAAAGAAAGATATTCTAATGGATGGGAATCGAAAGCCGGTAGATGTGAAAAAATTGAATATGTTAGTGAATCTGCCGGTAAAATAAAAGTTGATGGAAAATGGGAGTTACAAGTTGCTATGTATTTGGATAAAATTGGGGTTAATTGGATTAGAAATAAAAAAAGATTCAAATATTGGAATGATATAAAAAATAGAGAATCTACATATTGCCCGGATTTTTATGTAAAAAACTGGGAAACTTATATAGAGGTTAAAGGTTATGAGACCGAATTAGACAGGATCAAATGGAGACAATTCAAGTATAGATTAGAAATATGGAATAGAAAAAAATTAGAAGATTTAGGATTGAATATAAAATACGTTAAGAAAAAATAAGGAAAAAGAACTGGTCGGGGAGCCAGCCATGTCTGGAAAGCATTGGGTCCGTTGTATAGGCGGATGTGAGTCGGTATCACCTTTTTCCGCTATACGGAAGATGAATCGAGGCGACCCTCGGCCCTGTCTTGAAAACAGTGGGTTCGGTTTAACCCGGATTTGGATTGACACCAACTTCTTCCGCAAAAGCGTCCGTATCCGTAGTTGGTCGAGCGGTCCAGACTTTTAATCTGACGATAGAAATATCCATCACAGGTTCGAATCCTGTCGGACGCACAAAGAAACATACGTCTATGGTGTAATGGTTCAGCACAAATGCCTCCAAAACATTTAGTCTCTGTTCGAATCGGAGTAGGCGTGCAAATGACTCCGTAGCTCAATTGGCAGAGCTCTTGTCTCTTAAACAAGAGGTTGTGGGTCCGATTCCCACCGGGGTCACAAAAGGTTCGGAAATTGTTAAAAAATATTTCTTTAATCTCAAACTATTCATATAATTATAAATATATTCCTGTAGTAAAATCACATCAAAACTATATGAAAAAACTTATTTTTGTTATCATACTTATGTTTATAGGTATGTTTACGTATGCTCAAAAATTAGAAGGAGTTGGTAAATTTATAATAGGCGAAACTACATCTGATATCATCAAAAATATTGAAAAAGAAACAGGTGTTCAGCACATCCTAATGAGTAAAATAGATCTCTATGACGATTTATATGAAAAAGAATATAATGATATAAAAATATATGAAATATTAATAGATACAACTTTTTCATGTAAAAATTCAAAAGTTTTTTATATATCAGAATATACTATATCTAATATAAAATATAGAAACGTTTTTCTAGTTTTTAATGATAATCTTCTGGTTGAGTTTAGATGTGATAAAAGTACAGAAATAGATGTTCTTTTCGCAAGAAAATATGGAAGACCTTATATTTATCAAAAGGATCTAACAAATCAAGAATCCAGTACTTTAAAATACGATGAGCATATAAAAAGATTTATATGGAAATATTTGAATATTAACGCTATATCTTTTGAAAAAATTCAAGTTTTTGAAGGTGTACAAAGAGTAGCGGTTTCTATATTCATTATTTATGATAGAAATCACAAATATGTAATCAATGATTGTGATATATTTATTGGTAATTTAGAAAATATAAAAATAGAAGATATTTAATGGATTTAAAAAAGATTATAGAACAAGCCAATGAGTTAGCAAATGAAAAGGGGTTTTGGGAAGATTATGATAATATGATTAAAAAAATGAAAGGACTCCCAAAACAATTTTCAGAAGAAGATATTGATAGAATCAAAATGGCTTTTTATAATGAAAAAATATCTCTTATTTCTTCTGAGCTCGGTGAAGCGACCGAATCTATGAGGATTGGTAAATTTTATAAAGGCGGGGAAGAAGGAATAAAGACTTTATTTGAAATAGCGAATAGTGGAAAAGATTTCCAATTTCATGCAGCCTATTCTACTCACGTAAAAGACACATTTGAAGATGAAATAGCAGATTCTTTTATTAGATTATGTGATATGTGTCAGAAAATGGGAATAGACATAGAAAGTTTCGTAAGACTTAAAATGGAATACAATAAAATGCGAGATGACAAGCATGGTAAAAAATTCTAGAAATTTTTTTTATTGTTGATTTTATCATTATTTTTGTAAAAATATGCTATTTAGATGGAATATAAAATAAATGCTCCAGGTCTTTTTCTAGAATCCTTAATAGAAGATACTTTTAATGATAAAATTAAATGGTATCCAGAGGATCTGCAATTTATTGGTAAAAAATATACAGCTCTAATAAACATCACTTATAAAAAATATTTAAAAATTCAAATATTTGAATTGGGTAAAAGTTCTTATGTTAAAATACGATATCATATCGGTAAAGAATGGCAAGATATAGTAGATTTTGAATCCATAGATTATTCAGATCAAACGGGAAGAATCTTGCGTCTTTCGCAAGCTATAGAAAGACAATGTACTGGAGATAAAAATTTTAAGGCCGAATATCTAAAAACTAGAAGCATTATAAATGATGTTAAAGCTGCATTTAATAAAGGATATAATAGAAATTAACTATAATCATGATTTTGCATGATTTTTGAAATATGAATATAACAAAGAATTTGAAAGAAAGAGATGAATAAAGTAAATATAAAAAATAAGAAAGCTTTTTTCAATTATGAGATAATTGAAAGTGAGACCGCTGGTATTGTTTTAACTGGAACAGAAGTAAAATCAATATTGGATGGTAAGATAAGCTTTGTAGACGCTTATTGCGATTTTATCAAAGATGAGTTGTGGTTAAAAAACTTTCATATAAGCGAATATGATAAATCCAACGAAAATCATGACCCTAAACGCGATCGCAAACTTCTTTTAACCAAACAGCAATTAAATAAATTTAAAAAGAAATATGAGGAAAAAGGACTTACAATAGTTCCTTTGAATATATTTACAAATAATAAAGGTCTTATTAAAATGGATGTAGCTCTGGCTCGCGGTAAACGCCAATATGATAAAAAGAATTCTATATATGAAAGAGAGGAAAAAATTAGAATAAAAAAGGATTTTAATATTAATATATGATTAAAAAATTTTGGGGATATAAATATTTAGCTATATTTTTATGTGTAATTATTACAATTGCTTGGTTGGTTGAAAATTATGTGATGGGGATTATAATGTATTTGTTTTAATGGGTATGAGTTTTATAAATTATAACTGATGAAAGATTTATTTTACAAAAAATATGATGAGTTAGAAATCAATTTTGATAAATGGTTGATCGACAAATACAAAATTACAGAAAGTGAAATCGGTTTAAAAAGACATAGTGGAGCGAATCCACCATTAACTCCACAGGAAATAGAAGCTTTTATTTCTTTGGAGTCAATATGGAGTGATAAAGATGAATATATAAATTGGTTGATGAAATATTTTAATTTTAAAGAAAAATGATAAAGAAAATAAAAAGGATGAAATTTTTTGTTCCATTTCTGTTTGGAATAATTTTAATAACATCTTGTGAAAAAGAAGAGATAATAGATGCTCGAGATTCTTTCGTTGGTGAATGGGAGGGTTATATAGTAAAAGACAACACCACTCTACACACCCACGATAGCTCAAGTGCTCACAGAACCATAGTTGAATGGCCGGATGAAAATTTCATTATGGTTGGATGGTATGATTCTCCATCTGTGAGCGGAATAGCGAAAATAGATTCTTTTTCTAATGGTCATGGTATGAAATATTATTATCCATC